GGCAGATAATAGCCAACCCACTGAGGGAACTCAGGAAATCAGCAAGACGCAGGAAGCTGCGGAAAAAATCAATACGGCACAGCCGGATAACACCACTGTGGAAGCAGGCAAGACATTCACACAGGCGGATGTGGATCGGATCATTGCGGAGCGTTTGCAGCGTGAGCGCGCAAAGCTGCCCAATGATGACGAGCTAAAAGCCTATCGTGAGTGGAAGAAATCTCAACAGAGCGAGGCGGAGAAAGCTGCTGAGCGTGAAAAGGAATTAGCTGAATTGCATTCTAAGAAGACTGACCTTGAGCATGAACTTGCCGTGCTCAAAGCCGGCGTGCGCGCAAAGGATGCGGATTACGTCATCTTTAAGGTTAGCCGTATGGATGGTGATTTTAGCGAGAACTTAGCGAGATTTCTTAAGGATAATACCGAATTCACTCAACCTGAAACGGTAAAGGTCGAAGGCACAAAGCACACGATTTCTGCGCCGGAACAGGAAGACGGGGTTACGCGGGAATTTTTGAAGCGTAATCCGAACATAAAACTTTAGAATAGAGAGGTAATCTATGGCTATTACACATCCAGCACAAGACCGTTATTCGGAGCTTGTGTTAGCAAAATTACGCGCATCCCTGGTATTACAAGACGGGATCGTGTTTAATAATGATTATGAGGGCAACCCAGTCGCCGGCAAGGTACGCATTCCTGTGCGCGACACAGAGGTTGCGGTTGGTGATTATGACGTCGCTACCGGTTTAGCTATCGGTCAAGGCGCCACGTCTTACTTGGACGTCTTGATCAATAAGCAAAAAGCCGTGAACGAGCTCATTGATGGTTATGAGGCTGCAGCGGTGCCGGACGGCTTGGTCGCCGAACGGATTGACTCCGCCGGCTATGCTTTAGCACGTCAGTTAGATAGTGATGGCGCCACGGAGCTTTTGGCTGCAGGCACGGTTACGAATTTTGATTTGATTACTGCTGCTGATGCTTACAGCCACTTTGTGGACATCCGCACACTATTGAGCAAAGCGAACGTGCCACCCATCGGACGCTATGCTTTGGTGACCCCCGACTTTTTGGGCTTGCTGCTCAAATCGCCTGAATTTATCAAGGCGAGCGATTTAGGTGATGCTGTTGTACAAACGGGCGCTATTGGCAAGATTGCAGGCTTCTCGGTATTTGAATTCAATGATAATACTCCGAACCTGCGCTGCATCTGCGGGCATCCGGGATGGTCAACGCGCGTAAAGGAATGGAGCGTTCCGGTTGCGATTAACAACTTGGGCAATCAATACATCGGTGCCAGTGCGGTGCAAGGACGCTTGGTCTATGGACATAAGCTGACTAAGCCGCTGACCGTGCGCATCGTTTACTCTCCTGGTGAATTGGCTGCCAGCCTTGCTCAAGGTACAACTGAAGGCAAAACAAAAGTTGTTTGTACTGCTCCAACTGGCACTGCAAAATACCGCAAGAATCCTACAACTCGGGTTGTATATGACCAGAGCGATTCTGGCTTTACAGCAATTACAACTGAATTTGCCCCATCTGTTGGCGATATTGTTGAAGTGGTTGACTTTGTTGATAGCAAAGCTAAATCGGTTTGCTATCTGACCGTCACCGCGGATGTCATCAAACCAGCTTAATGGGAGTGATTAATGGGGCGGTGATTACATCGCCCCACACAAGGTGAATGAGATGGCTGCATTTGCGGATTACACATATTATCTTGACACTTACGGCGGGGCGATAATCCCAGCTGAGGCGTTTGAAAAAGCAATGCGCGATGCCAGCCGCGAGGTCAACCGCTATACATTAGAACGAGCTGAAGCCGTGCTTGCCGCTAATTCTGACCTTAGCCTAATTGAGAAAATCAAGTTTGCCGCATGTGCGGTAGCTGAAGTGATTTACCAATATGGTAATCAGATAATGGGAAGGCGCGATATTGCCAGCGAGAGCGTGGGGGATCATTCTGTAAGCTACTTATCCGCAGACCAGTTACGAGCCAATGAAGTGCACGCTATAACAGAGACGATTAATGGCTACTTGGGCTTGACTGGTCTGATGTTTTTGGGGTGAACAGATGATAACGCCACATAGCATGACTTGGTATGAGGGCAACAACGTGAACAACGTAATGGTATATACGCGCCATGAAGTGCCAGAAGTAATGTGGCAAGCCAGCAAGGCTGCTAATGTGATTAAATCAGGGCTGCAAGAAGCTGACCGGGCTAATATTTGGGTGCCTTATAAGCTGCATGATGGTACTGACCGCGGGGATACGTTGAACTTCAAAGTTGGTGATTACTTAGTCAAGGGGATTGTATATGATGAAATCAATGCCACGTTCACAATTGCCAAGCTGCTGAAGAAGTATCCCAGCGCAGTCAAGATAACCAGTGTAGACGATAAGGATTACAGCTTGAGTGGCGAGAATTATGTGCGCTTAGGTGGTGGTTAATGGCAAAGCTCATGTATATTGAAACGTCACGTGGGTTTGTCAAACAAACCAAAACAAAGAACGGCACGATTACGACCGAGCTCAAATGGAACCCAGGCTTTGCCCCTAAGCTAAATGCAAGCCATATAAGTGCGCAAGTTTACTTGGATAGTGAAGTGCTGCGCACATCCAACAAGTTTGCGCCGGTGGTTACTTCGATGTTGGTAAAAAGCGGCATCTTAGGCACCGAGCCCGGCAGTGGTGAAGTGGCATGGATCGCGCCTTATGCTTGGTACCAGTACCACTTAGAGAACCGCAAGACCAGTCAGAATATAAATCCGAATGGCGGTCCTTATTGGTTTGAGCGCGCCTGGTCAGTTTATGGACCGGCGATAAAACGAGGCGTGGAGAGCAAGATAAAGCGAGGCTTATGAGCGATATCAGCGCAATTCAAAATTATTTACTGACCTATCAGAACTTAGAAGCTGACCGCCCGATATGGGTCGAGATGCTGCAGCCCGAGCCTACAGCTTACACGGTGTTTTTGGTGCCAGGGAAGCAGGTGACAGTTGATCTGGCAGGCAACAAGACGGTTGAATATCCGTTTGGATTTGGCGCCACTGAGGCGCTTGACGAAAATTCAACTTTGCA